TCACACAAAGCATAAATGATAAATCGAAATGAGTACTGAATAACTCAACGAAATGTCCTACGAGTTGTTCCATTTACCATTCATCAATTTCATCGACCTCCATATTTCTTATTTGGAATATATTTTAAGAAACTAAAAGGAAACAATTTCTTCTTATAATCCGGGTCACTTTCTAAAGCTCTTGCTTCACCTTCAAAACAAATATCTTTATAAGCTCGATTATAAGGAGGTAATATAATTTCAATTATCCAACTAACAACATAAGCTAATAAAGGAAATATTGCAGTACCAAGTAACCACCACCAAGAAACATTTGTAGTAAGATTTAATATGATACTAACCAAAAAACTTGTAGCAAAAAGAGTAATTTGCTGATAACTATGAACAGTTTCATGTCGTTCAACAGTTTCAGTAATTTTATCTTTATATTCAGTTCGTATAATTAACCACCATAATATTGTCATACATAAATACCCTTTGAACGGTAGGAATTTACAATAAATTTTAATCATAATTTATAATAAATTAATCTTGTAAATTAGGTTCTAATGTATTACTATTAAGGTTAGCTTTTGCAAAAGAAACAATATCACCAAAAGTTTTAGAACCTGTATAATAAGACATATTACCTAAAATTTTAGCAGCAAGTGAAAACCATGTAATCTTAGGTCTAAATTGACCATTAACAACCATATATTCAGTTTGTTTTAACAAACCTACTGTTGCCATAATTTAATTGACTATTTTTGTATTACGAATAAATTAATCATAGATTGTACTTGATTTAAGATTAAATAGATTATTTATAACAACTAAAAGTCAAACTTAATTTAACTTTTAATTTGTAACGTTAATATCTCTCATATATTTATTAATAAAATTCAACAGTTGTGTAGTTCCTAAATCTGCTGAATTTAAAATAGCATTTAATTCTTCTTTATAAGCATTCATATTTGCAATAGAAATAAGAATGTAATTATATGTAGTTATAGCACCACCTGATACACCTATTCTAATAGCTTCAGAAACAATAGGGAATGTATCATTTTCAGTAGCATAAACTATTTTGAAATAAGCTCTTGTAGAACCATCAGTTGTTATAAAAAAGTGTTCTTCTACAAGGTCATGTTTAATAATTCGATACGTATTAGATAAATGATACCAGCCAACCCAATTCCACCTAACATTTGAAGGAATTGCTCCAATAAGTTCTAAATCAGTAGCTGAATGTAATTCATCACCTTGTGCTAACATTTCCATTATCATTTCAGATGTTAGAATAGCATATCTGATAGGCGGAGTAATACCAAATTCAGAAGGCGAACCGGTATTACAATGTACAATTATATAAGGTACATATGTAGCATTAGCTGCATCATAAAAACCTATAAATATATAAGATTCTGTATCACCATAAGTAATAAATCTATAACCAAGTACGTTAACATGACTGGGGTCAACAAAATTTAATGTATCATTCCCCCCCCTAATTTGTCACTATTAGGGATTTTGTCTATCAAATTTTCAAAGTCAGCTTATGTAGGAATAGCTCCAGTTTTGAATAGAGCTTTAATTTGTGCAAGTGTCATTTCTCTAAAATTATTAGAAATTAAATGAATTTGTATAATAGTTTAATCTCTAATAATAATTAGAGATTAAAGAAGTTTTTTATTCCAAGTGCCATTACGTAATCTATCAACAATAACATTATCTGGATAATTAAATTCAACAACATTATTACCTTGAACCATCAAATGTTGATATGTACTACCAGCGCCACCTTCGATAGTACATTCAAGTGCATAACCAATTACCCATTTATTATTGTAAAATGCAGGATAAACATACCAAGTAATGTATTCACTACCACTACTGTATTTTACAACTCTCGGTGCAGGAGGATTATTATTATATCTATTAAATATTTTAAACCAATCTAATGCCAAATAATTAATAGCTGCAACAACTTTATCATCAGATGCTTCATTAAAAGTCCCACCTAATTCTTGATACATGTCCAAAACTTCACTACGTGTTAAAACATGATAAGTTATTGTATCAGAATTAGTACTTGGACTATTAGTTGGAAAATAAAATAATAAAACAGGAACATTATCACCTAAATCAGTATCCCAACAAGAAATAATTAAATAAGTATTGCTATCCCTATTATTAATAAATCTATAACCATTTACGTAAGGAGCACCGTTTTTATCACCATTACCAAGAACTAATGTTGAATCCTTCCCCCCCCATCGGGAATATTCATAACACTATCTATTAAATCAGCAAAGTTAGATTGAGTAGGTATTTTTCCAGTTTGAAAATATGCTTTAAGAGCCTGCTTATTTATTTTAGTCATAACTTAAACAAATTTAGTTAGAAATTTCTTAATGCTTGCAAATATACTAACATCTTCATCAGATGCAGTTTCAGAGGTTTCATTAATAGACATAGGTTCAACACTTCTCGTGTTACCGCCTACTCTAAAAATAGGATGACTTGTTCCATCACCTTGTATCTGCATATATCCAATACCATCAGGCCCAGCTGCTTGTGACACACTTACAGACTTTGAAGTAGCACCAGAATAACTTGCAGTTACAGTAGCAGTTTTTGCACCAATAGGATTATTAGCTGCTGTTAATTTATTACCACTTAATGTAAAACCTCCCGGATTAGTTGTTAAAGCTAATGTAGGAGTTGCACTTTCAGTTGTTGCTGTTCCAGTAGAACCTGATGTATAAACAGGAGTTTTAGAACGAGAACAACTCGAAGTGATTGTAGAAGTACCACCGGTTGCTGGAAGAGAAGCAGGATTAGCAGAAATACTAATATTCCAAGAACCATAATTATATGATTCAATTCTATTACTTACAGAAATAGAGTCATCTACATATTTTGTTCTATCACTTTCATTATAACATCTAAGTTTAACAGTATCAGTAGTTTCATTAGTTCCCATACTACTATGGGTAATCGTATTTCCAGATAAACTGAATCTACTATTACCGTTAGCAGTCATAGAAATTGATAAACTACCACTAACGCTTCGTGTTTGATTCGGGCCAGTAGAACCCGAACTATACAAAGCATTATAAGTTTCAGTATTAGTAACAGAAGCACTTACAGTTGCAGAACCACCAGCTGCTGTCAAACCACTACCGATACTCATGGTAGGAGTTCCGTAAGCAGTAATCCGAGGATTGTAATTACTATTAGTTACTTTATTTTCAGCTTGATAAATATTAACAGTTTTATTGGCAGTTGCACCACCTTCACCAGTATAAGTTACAGTAACTTGTCCAACCTTAGTTCTTGCTTTAACTGTGGTTCCAAGAGAAGAAACTGTAATCTCATCTGTTTTTGAATAGGTAACTGTACCAGCACGAGTCGAACCAGATGTATAACTAATTGTCTGCGACATATTAGTAACATTGGTCGAAGATGTTCCACCACTTGCAGGAATATCAGATGCCGAAAGTGAACCACCTTCTAAAGCACCATAAGAAGCCATATTAGCTTCTTGATAAATAGTAATAGTTGATGATACTGTTTGACCATCAAATGTATTTGAATATTTACCAGTTACAACAATACTTCTCCTACTACCAACAGTTGTAGTTCGATTGCTTGCAGTAACCTTAGTACCAGATATAGAAAATCCAGTAGCACTTCCTGATAGAACTGGTATAATATTATCTGTACTAACTAAATTACCATTACGATACGTTTTAAGTACAGCTGTAATAGTTGTAGTTCCACCTTTTGCGGCAATTTCAGTATTATCACTATTTAACGTTAAATCATATGTATAAGTAGATGCTTCTTGTTCAACAGTAAGAATAACTTGTTTACTGGAATCTTTTTTACACTTTCCAATAAACTTCATACTTCTTTTAGAAGTACCCTTTTGAACAGGTGATGAAATTTTAACAGTCTGATTTCCTTGAAAAAAGGGAGATTCAATATTAATTGAATCTCCACTCCCGTCATTCCATTTATTAGTGATAACACTCATAAATGATTAATTAATTTATTCAGCAGGCTCAAACGTCCATTGGTCATTAGACAGAACCTTAAGCGTTTGTGCACCACCACCGGCCGGAATAGTAATAGTAGCCGTAGTAGTACCCTGCGAGTTCAGATACAGATAGCTATCACCAAGAGCCTGAGTAATCGTAATCGTTTTAACAACAGAAGCACCTTCACCTTTGATTTCAAGAGTTGCGCTTCGAGCAGTAATAGTTTCATTCTTCGGAACTACAATAGTTACATCATAGGTGTATTCAGCTTTAGCACCGGGGTCACCCGGAATAGCAGTTCCAGAAGTAGCACTTACACTACTATTAACTTTATAAGAGGTTACAGAAGAAATACCAAAATTAGTCTTCCACGTAAACGTGAGAATCTTCGAGTTTGACTTACCAGTTACATGAATGGTTTCACCACCCTTTGCAACACTGATACTCAAACCATCAGGAGTAATGTATTCAGCAGCTGCTGTTTCAACAACAGTTACAGTAACACTATTCGACTTTCCAACAATCTTACCGGAAATTTCAGTAGTACGATTAGAACGACCTTTGTAAGGAGTCGTAGAATTAATCTTAATCTGTGCATTTCCAGTACCAGTTTTAGGAACCCATGATAAATAACTCGGAATAGTTGCCATTTGTTTTTTTTTTGGTCGATTAACTATAATAACAAACTAATTACCAAATTCCCATTCAGCTGTATCATTTGCGAAAACAGTTATGGTTTCATGATAATTATTATCTTTATTTAGAATAACAAGAGTTTTATCAACAGCTAATTCTACAACAGATTCATCTATTGGCCAAACTTTTTTACCATTAAGCCACATATCAAGAACCTGCCGACGATTACCATTAAGCATTACGACAGCTTCTGTAGCTCGTTCAAGAAGATTAAGTTGTGCCATAGTTGTAGATTAATATTAACCTTGCGGTGTTTCAAGAGCAGTTGCACGACCTTCCAAAGAAGTATAATTACTCTCTAATGTATTTACTTTACCACTCAAAGTGGTAACAGTTTCTTGTAATGTATTAACAGTACTTTCAAGAGTTTCTACTTTTGTTTGTAATTGTTGAACAGTTGAAGATTCAGCCTTAGTGGCTAAACCTTCAACTACAAAAGTAATTAACTTCTGAAAAGCACCAGTTTTCGGAGGCCAGTTTAAGGCACAAAATACTTTACGAATTACTGATTCTTTCATATCATTAAACCGTTAATTAGATTCGACATTACCAACCCTAAATATAGGATGTTCAATACCATTACCTTCTATTTGCATATAGTCAATACCATCATTTTCAAATACTGGTTCAGGTACTAATTCAATAGTTGTAACACTATGATTTGCAAGATTATCATAACTTTGATTATATTCAGTGTAGCCATCATGTCTAACCAAAATTACAACCTTTGAATCATAAGTACCACTGATATGAGCTATACCTTGATAATCAGTAACGATAGTTTTAACAGAAGAACTAAACCAGCAACTAATACCTGTGGTAATAGGAGCTTTAGTAACAGAATCTATAAATTTAAGAGCTATATAATCTTGACCTTCTTTCGGATGTAAATCAATATAATTAACAACAGCTTCAGAAGGTTTAGCTGCAATAAACATTATAGGTTCAGTAGCTTCATAACGAGTATCACCTAATGTCTTATAATTACGTTCAAAACCAATAGGATTAGCTTCACTAACATAACCATCTTCTGATGAATCACAGTTACCTATCGTTTTACCAGTTTCATCATAAATAGTATCACTAATCATGCAACCAGTTAAAGCATCTCGTGTACGAACTTTAATAAGACCATTATTATTACGAAGACATAATATCTCAACTGTTTTATCAGTATCAAATACTACTTCTTCACTACCGATATTATACCAATCAGAAGATAATGGTAAAGCATAATAAGTTATAACACTACCTTTATTTCTTGTGATTACTAAAGGTTCATCAGGTCTGGTTGTACCAACGGTAGTTCCAGTACTTGATATTTCTTTAATATCAGCAGCTAAATAAAGTTTATTATCATCATAAATTTCATAAGCCTTGATAGTTACAGAAACCTCTTCGGGTTCAGGCGGTAACTCTTCAAGTACAATAGTAACACTATGTTCACCAGTAGAATTAATCGTACCAGTTCCAATGTTAGTTATATAACCAGTTTTAGAAGCTCGGAAATTAACACTTGTTCCAACTGGAGCAGTAACAGCTTTAGATTTACCAGTAGTCGATTCATCATTACCAAGAGGTTTCCAACTACTTTCAGTACTGAGCTTATACTCAAATGTAACACCGTCTAAAGCAATAGATTCAGTATTTACAGCAGTTGCATAGATAGTACCAGATTGAACTGGAACTTTATCCATTTCAACAGTAACTTCTGCGGTAGGAATTGCATAAGTTACCAGTTGTTCAACCTCTATATAACCCGACGAAACAAACCTCAAAATTCGGCTCGTATTGACATCTCCGGTGAGTTGTAGCGGCGTATCTTTTGTGACTTGACCTAATATACCACCCGTGTCCTTATCATAGACGTATGCGGCTATTTTGGCCTTTGTTTCGCTATCGACTACCGTAAGACTTACAGCACCTTGTTCAACTGGTAGAGCTGTAAGAGTAATATCACGAATTATATTCTCATCTAACGTAATACGCTCTTCGTAAGTTTCATATCCACTTGCACCAACCTGAATTAAAATATCACGCGGGTCATAAGTTTCATATGTAAGAGTACCAGTACCTTGAGCAATAATTACATTAGAAGGTTTATCAGTAAATATAATTAAAGCATTATCAGGAGTTGCATTTACAGTTAATGTCTTTTTAGTTTTAGGTGTAAGAACAACGTTAATTGTCGTATCTTCAACACCTACATCGACATAAACATCTTTTGTAATGTAATTCTCTTTTTCTACAATATAATGTAAACGACTTTGAATTAAACATTCAAGACTTGCACTGCCAACACCTGCCGATTCTTTACCTTCCGAATTAATCATTCGTATAGTAGAATCAACCGGAACAGCTTCAATCTTAATTGTTATATAATCTTCTTCATTTCGAGGAATACGAATCCAAAGTGTACCATCTTCAAATGTAGTAGGAATCTCACTTGTAACTTCAATTTGATTAATACTGTTGCTACGAACATGATTATTATGTTCTACAACAATACCATAAATCTCATTAATAGCATCTACAATACGTTTATTATCAGTAACAAGTTCTTCAGAAGTTTTATCTTGCTTATTAATAAGCAAACCTTGAAGTTCTTGAGCTTTTTGTTTTAATTTTTCAATATCACTTGCGGCTGTTGGTAAACCAACTTGTGCGGCAGTAACTCTATGAGGATTATCATAATTACGAATATGAGCATTGAAATTATCTTTGTCATTCTCGTAATCTTCTTTATCAAGTTTCTTGTTTATAGCAGCCCAAATATCTTGAAACTTCTTATTAACTTCTGCAACATGATTGTTAATCCAAACATTCAACTGTTTGAACCAACCTTTAACCCTATTTTCAAGAGCATCAATGTACTCTTTTTGAGGTCGAGATACAGGTTTATCCATATCGGCAGTGTTATCAACATTGCCAAGACCAACTTGTTCTTTTGTTACCTCATGAGGATTAAACTTATTATTAATATGTTCAAATAAAAGTTTTGTAAGTTGTTCAACAGGATTTAAGTCCTCTGCTGTAAGCTCACGAACATATACTTGAACATCAAGAATCTCATTAACAGCATCATTAAAATCAAAATTGGTCTTTACATTCGTCCGATAAATCCACCAAGATTTACCCTCATGAACATAAATACCAGTAAGAGTGAATATCTGATTACTTATGATGCCTTGTACTGTAATTGTATGTATAGAACGAACAATCGGTACAAGTATATAAAGATACTGTTGAGTTGATTTAACCCACGGAACTTTATATTCATAATGTCCTACATCAATATTTCGAGATTCAAACTCGGTAATCTTTGCAGAACTAATATCAGATTTTTCAGTTAGCTTAAATAGAGCACTATTATCGTAAGCAGTTACATTAGTTAAGTCTATTTCAATCCTCTCCTTTGTCCTATATAAATATAGGTGGCCGTTCTTTCGATAGTACATATATAATGTAGGAACTGTTTTAACACCAGCACCTTCACCATCTACTGTACCAATATATTCTCCGGTTTGGCCATTATAAACACTTGGATATACACCATCTTCAAGTACACCGAGCGCTACAACATTTCGAAGATTAATTACTGCCATACCAAGAACAATAACGAAATAAATACTCCAACTACAAAGTTAATAATAATAGGATGAATTTTAAGACCAGTTATTGCTTTCTTTCTTGCAGCTTGAATACCACAAGTAATGATTTGATAAGCTAATGTAATCCATAAACTCATAAACCAAGTAGCAACAGTAGCCTTAAATAAAATACCTACGACAGTAGCAATGACGAAACCAATAATAATATCGTCTTTATGTTCTGAATAATAACCACTTAAAAAAGTAATTATTTTATTCCATATTCTCTTTATCATAATACTAATCGTATTTATTGTTATATGACGATTAATAATAATAATGGTGCAACTTGTATGGCTCGGCCTGCGGCCTCGCTCCCCGGTGGGGCAGGAGGTTGCACGCCCACTTGTCACATAACATTAGCATCATTAAGAGAATAACTCCTAACACCACAATTAATAGCATTAGGAGTTATCCTTGTGGTTACATTTTTAACAAATCAATTTCTTACTTAATGAGTGCCAATACCGTTTCGAGTGCAGTAATTGCAGTACTATTAGTATTGTCAATAGCAATAAATTGAGTAACCTGTAAACCCTCTGTATGTAAATTAAAGGGATGTGTGAAATCAGCACGAGAAGTAATTACATAAGTGTCATACATAACACCCTCGGTAGCTGTAAAAATATCACCATAAACACGGTCATATTCCTTGAAATTAGGATTATAACCTACACCGGCAACATCTGCTTCTTTCTCAAGTTTAGCAACTTGGTCATAAGTACCAACCGGAGTTTGATTCTCAGTACCCTCTTCAAGCGTAGCACGAAGAATACCATCAAACGTCACATAATATTCAAAACCTGCGGCGCCAGTGAACGTAACACTTGCTTCGGTAAAATCATCAATCGTAATGCTATCAGCACCAAAACGAGCGTTAATCTTAGTTAAAGTCTTTTTAACATCAACTTTCAGACGAGCAATAATATCTGCACTTGCTTCATCAATTCCGTTGATAGTTACGCTGGCATTGTAAACTTCCAGAGGATAACCACCAAAAGAATTAATAGGCTTACACGAGATAATAACCTCAGCATCGAAACCTTGATAACCAATACCACGATTAGCTACGAGATTAGTAAACTTATACGTTTTACCAGCAGGAGCAAGATACTCTTCCTTATGTTGCTTCGACCACTTAGGATTAATCCAAACGCCGCGTTTAACCTTGCCATCACCAAGACCAAGAACAAACTGCAACATTTCGTCATCCTTGACATCCGAAGCAGCTGCAACGACTTTACCAGCCGAATTAAGAAGAACAGCTTGTCCGCGAGTCAGCTTGCTAACATCATTATTAGCAAGTGTTGTCAGAAAATCATTTGCGACAATTACACTTTTCATTTTCTATTCTAAATTTGATTGTTGTTTAACAGCACTAAAACTGTCATCTTTAAGAACAAGAAGAATATCACTAACTACACTATCTATGAAATCAGGTGTAACTTCCATATCTGACATTTGGTTAATATCAATATTAAAAAGACGTGGTTTCTTAATATATGAAATCTTAACCGCATCAACACAAAAATCATCACCATAATAAACAAACAGCCTATCATCAACAAGTTCACTTATTGGATTAAGATGCCTATTTTTATTACCATAGAAGTTATTTAGAGTAGCTCGAATATTTTCGGTAGCAATTAAATCATTTTCAGAAAACTTATTTCCTACATTTATGAACTCGTCATAAGTAGTATTATAAGTAATAACAGGAATGTCTGTATTATTAACTTTTAATGCAATTTCATCTTTTACATTAGAAGTAATAATAATACAATCTTTATAATAACGACCAATTAGATTCTCCCAATAAACATTATATTCATTAGAAAGAGCTTGACGTAATCTATCACAAGTTAAACCTGCAATTTCATACAAATCAATCTTATCTGAATCACTATCATAAAGAGAAAGAATATCTGAAATATCAATCTCATTCCCATTAACAATAATTTGTCCATTAAATTCATCACCAGTTAAGGCAATTTTAGACAAATCAATTAGATGATAATACAAATTCTTAACTTCATCATCAGGATAAACCTCATGTAAATTCTCAACAAGTCGAGTTTTACCATAAGTTAATCGAGAAGTAGAAGAAATAAGTTTTAGATAATCACCCGGAAGAATAACGAAAGCTCTATTTGGATAATCCGCATCTTGCTTATCACGTTTAAGTTTAAGCCACGGTGTTTCACGTTTTAATGATTGAATATCATCTACACGTTTTTTACTATCTTCAAGACCTTCGCCTTTATAATTAGTTTTCCTATTTGATTTAGTTTGTATATATTTAACGGCAGCTCGATTCAGCATCATATCAATAAACTGTGGAGCAATACTCCGATGTCTATTAGATGTTATCTGCTGTATTCGTTGCTCTATTTCGATGTGTAACTCTTTTACCGTTTCATACATGACTAACCTTTCAAACTACGATACTTCGCGTTCCACTCGGCAACAATACCTTTGTTGTTATCATTCGAGAAATACGAGATAGCATCATTAATATTATTACCAATAACATTTTCCGGATTAGAAGCATCGACAATGATAGAACTATTCGGAAGTTGTCGAATAATATTCATCCAAAGATAAATAGTAATCTTAGCTTTCATCTCCAGATGTTTATCATCAACAATACTAATAAACTTCTGCGGGTCACTGTCAATAAGTTCAAGAAGAACAGATTGCTTATCATCAACAGTCATTGCCATAAATTCCGAATAATCACCTACGCTACCTGTCGATACAACAACGTTGTCAATAAGTGCGCTATTCGGATTATTAATAAGTTCTGTATATTTCTTGAGAGCATCAGTGCGAAGTTTCGTCCGAGCAGCTTTGAGTGCTTTACGCTCACTATCCGAAGTAAGATAAAACTGAATATTGACGCTTTTATTAATGTCTTCAACTTTATTAGCAACTTTGCTACTTAAAAGGCAATATCTCCAACTAATATAATCGGGAATATTAACAAAAGTAACATACTTATAAAGTTCCGTTTCATCAAGTTCCTTAATCCGTTTCAGAACAATAGCTTCAAGTTCCGAACCAGTTTCATTCTTAATCTTATCAGCTTTTTTAAGTTTACCGATAAGTTCGTCGATATTACTTTTCAGAGCAGGATTACCTAAATCTAAAACGTAAGAAGTATCGAACTCTAAGCCATGAACAGGAATCTCAAGAAGAAAATCATTTAAGTATGTAGTGATTCGTTCTTGCCAAGAACTATCAATAGGAGATACACCAACAACAGTAGGAAGAAGAACTCGCATTTCCTCACTACGGCTCAGCAATTCATTAACAGGACGAATAGCAGAACCAAGACGAAGAAAGTCAGTTTTGAAAGCATCTTTATTCCGAAGTTCAAAAGAAGAAGGATTGTTCCTCCATTCAATACGAACTGAACGATTAACTTTAATCATATTTTTAACATTTTAAGTTATTCAATCTTTTATATGTTAATGAGTAGTAATAACCTTTCGATTATTACTACTCAAATTGGGTGTTTAGTTTAGAGCTAAATCAAGCCAGAACGAAGTAGTAGGATTATCAATATTAATACCCTGCGAACCAAGAACTTCATAAGAAGCAATATCCTTCGTATCCGACAGTTGAGTACCACTCGCAAGTCCCCACGAAGCAGGCAGTTCAGCCATACCTTTATAAACACCTACTTTATACTCACGACCCTCTTCACAAACAAACTTAATATTACGCTCACCATTCGAACCCATAGTATGGTCAAGGAATACAGCACTATAAGAAGTAATGGGCAGACCTTGATACATATTACCGGCTTCACGGTCACGACGAGCACGAATACCGTGGTCGAACATATCAACAATCTTAACAGTAAGAATCTTACCATTAAACATCTTGTAACGGTTAAAATACTTACCATAAGACATCATCTCACCATTACCACTAATCTCCTCATTTCCAAGAGTTACAAAGTAATTCTTAAGACGAGCATCATAGTAAATAGCATCATTGAACATTCGTGCGAAACCTTTACCGCAATAAAGAACAAGTTCCTCAACGGTAGAATCAATACGATTGTCAAAGATACGAGTGATGATACGGTCGAAACGATTAAGTGTCAGAACAGAATACGTTTCATAATTACCAACGGCTTTGAGAATATCAAGAACACCAGCACCACGAGGAATTGCCTCACCAGTCTTTTCATCCTTTAAGTGGATAATACCATTCGAATCGCGGTTGTATTCCGAGAACCATAAGTCCTCTTCGAGCATCTCGCGTCGCATGATTTCCCACATCTTCATCTCATAAGGCATCCAAAGACTACGCTCACTACCTGATGCAGTATCAAAGGCAATATTAACAACCTTATTACCCATGTTACCAGCAATCTCTTTCGAGAAACGGTAGTAACCATACTGGTTAGTTGCCTTGCTGAACGACTGGTTATTCGAGCGGTTTCCGTCAGACTTGCTACCCGGAATAGTCGAAGCACCTAATGCCCAAATAGCACCACTAATGAAGTCTTTTGCAACAGCATCAGCCGAAATAGGAGCACCCGACATATTGGTAAAACGATAAACGTATCCACCAGTCGAAGTAGCAATACCCTCATTCTGAATACGCCATTGCATACCCGAAGGAGCAATAGCCGTGTGCTGATAAATAAACCAATTATCCTCCATTTCAACCTCAACAGTTCCGTAAGGCTGAATAGCAGTTTTATTAGATACCAGCTTTTTCAGACGAGAAGTAACACGCTGACGAGGAGCAATTTCCCAAGTATATTGAGTATCACCACCATTCAGCTTAACTTTTGTTGTAACAGCACCCTGACCCTCAGTAAGAGTAAGAAGAGGATATTTGTCACTATCCTTACCCCAAAGATAAGTAAGATTACGATTAAGTTTAACAGGGTCAATCAAATCAAAATTCAGAAGCATATTAGCATCTGTATATTGATTCGAGTCAAATTTTACAGTTCCAATTTCACGCATTGTAAATTAGATTTTTGGTTAAGTTATTATTATAAGGCAAGAACATTTGCTTTATTTAATAGGTAAAACAATTTTATCATCCTTTGCAGTCTTTTGAACTCTGGGATTACCATTGTTTTTACCAGTCTTACTTGCTAATGAACGAAGACGTTTAACTTCTTTTTTAGCAAGTTCAGCTTTAATCAGTTGGTCAACTCCACCATCAAGATTCATAATAAATCGCATAGCCAATTCAGCAGGATTAGAAAGACGATTAATCTCATCAATCTGCGCTTGACTATAAACCATTCCATTAATCTCTTGAACAGGACGAGAGAAATAATCAAATAACTCTTGACGAGAAACAAGTTTCTCACCATCAGTTGTCTTAATTCTCAGACCTTCTTTCGGAAGAGCGTATTCTCCAATCTGACCTTTAACAACAATTAAATCATAAAGACTACCCGGTGCATTATGAACTTTGACAGTACCGTCATCTTCATAAGAAACACCAAAGTATTTAATTTCCTTTTCAAGTTCAGCCTGCATTTCTTTGGCCTCACGTTCACGAATTGCTTTAATTTCACTCTCTTGAGTTTTACGCAACCAATTAAGACTTTCAGTTGCATCATCTTTAAGAGTGTTATTTGCTTTTGCAAACTCAACAATTCGTTTGGCACGTTCCGGAGAAGTACCTTTTTGAATTTCAGCTTTATAGATTAAATCAGCAAGTAAGTTATCATCATCTTTGATTTCAACTTTACTATAATCTACATTTGCCGAATAACCTTCGATTGTACCGAACTTACTCTTATATTCAACAAGAGCTGCAATATCAGGATTGTTAGCTAAAAACTCGTTAAAACCTTTTGCAAAACCCTCTCGTTCACCAAGAGCTTTTACAGCAGCTTCACGTTTAGCAAAACCCTCAATCGTAGGTTCAAACTTAACAGGTTCACCTTTCTCATCTTTAATAACAATGCCACTTGCTTTTGAAATAGCTTCGATATAATCACCGTCTAATTCATTAGCACCTTCATCAGACATTGCATCAATTTGTTCTTTTGTGAACTTAATTTCGCCATTATCATCTACGGCGTTTCCGTTATCATCAAGTGTGTAAAGAGTACCATCAATTTCTACTTGTTCTGATTCAGTTTCTTCTTCACCATTACCAGTAGAACCACCCTTACCACCTTCTTCTTCAGCTTTCTTACGAGCAGCTTCCTCTTCAGCTTTACGTCGTTCTTCAGCTTCTTGAGCTTCTTTAGCTTCTTTAGCTTTACGTTCTTCTAATTCTTTACGAAGACGTTCTTGTTTTTGCTCCTGAGTTTCATCATCAGGTATAACAACTTTTTCAACAGCCATATTAGTATTTATTTATAGTTGAATATTATTACATGAACAAAGATATACTATATATAATATATTATCAATAATTATAGTAGTATTATCTTGCAGGTTCTCTTGCTCGCCGTCGATAATTCTCGGTCATCATTGCTTTAATTCTTTTTGTAACTTTATTCTATTAACATCAGAAGCAGTGTAACCAGATTGAGCAGCCATAGCTTCATCTTTATCTATATTACCATTTCCATTGGTATCGACTTTAAGTCGCATATTCCAAATCTCTTTTTCACCTTCTTGTTTAAGAACTTCAAGATTAATATCATGTTCTCTATCAAGAGCATTTTGTTGAGCTTCAAATTCTTGTTTAGCTGCTTCACGCTGACTAACAATTTGTTCAACTTCAGCTTGAGCTTGTTGTTGAACTTGTTGCATTTGAAGTTCATAATCTCGACGAGCTTGAATAGCTTTCTTAATATTCTTAGCGATAGAAGTAATATTATTATTTTCAATAGCTTCAATAGCAACTTCCAATTGGTCATTCTGACCTGCACTAAATGCAAGTTCTTTCATCATGTTCAGCTTATTCTGAACATCGGCATTATTACGAATATAAATTCCAATATTACCAGAGAAATCAGAAGAACCATCAATATCAACTACAACAACTTTATTAGTTGTCGGGTCTACATAAGAACCTCGTTTACCGTCAATCCAAGCAAACTTACTGTAATCAATATTTGCAACATAATCACGTTCACGGAAGAGATTAAAACATTCAAGACTCCAAACACTTCCGGTCATTGCTTGAGAATAATTCGATTCATTAACAGCCTTACCTGCATAATCTTTAGCATCACCAAAGCGAGCATTATTCATATTAGCTGCTTCCCAAGCTTCTGCTTTCAAACCTTGTTTAAGATTATCAAGCATTTGAATATAATTCGTAATAGCACTCGTAGCTACTTCTCGAATAGATTGTAAAGCATTAGGTTGTGCATCAGAATCATCAAACGGTAAGAAACTATCTTTATTCGCAACAGCAAGACGTTCCTCGGTAGTCATGTCACTACTATCAGCGAGAATACTTTCAGGGAATAATAGCCAAGACTTAAACTTAGCTACTGCACGTTCTTGTTGTAAAGTATAAATACGATAAAGAGCAAGATAAGGTAAAACACGGAAAGGAATAGGATTACGAAGATTATCTTTATGTAAACCTACAATACCATTATAGGGTAATTTACAATCACTATAATTGTTAAACCTTTCACGTTGAACTTCGATAGGTCGTGGCTTAATATAAATACCACTATGACAACCACCTATACGCCAACCTTCCCAAACTTGATTTATCCATTCCCATTCAATTTCAATATCACCAGCGGAAGCATCAAATTCATAATTCTCGTCTACAACACTTTCAACGATATTTCCTAATAAATCTCGATGTTTAAGAATACCTTGTTTAATTTCAGTTTTCCAAACATAATGATAAATATCAATTTCTTTACCATATAATCGAGCTTCACTACGAAGCGCTTCTACGTTAGTATGTAAGATAGCTTTACGTTCAGCAAAATCTGTTTTATTGAAGATTTGAACTATACCATCAGGAGCATCATATTTAGGAGATACAGTATAAATATCTTTAAGATAATTCATCTCTGCATCTGTAAGTTCATCACGGAATCTATCAATGATTTGTGGAATAGTCATTCGATAAACACGAAGTCCTGCATCATCATCTTCGATGTATCGTTGACCACTTTCAATACGATAATATTCGAGAGGAGATATTACTTGAAGATAAACATCACCTTTATAAACTTCTCGATAAGTATAAACCTCTTCACAAGCCCACCAATAGAAATAGCATTGTTGATACTTATCTTTCGCTTCAACAATAGTATTGATAAGTTCAAGACGTTTTTGAGTTGTAATAGTTACATCATCAATCCAATCGTTAAGAACTTCCTCAATAATATCGTTAAGTTCACCTTGCTTAATTGTCTTTTGACCAGTATTAAATCCTGCTTCATTAAGACGATTAATAATTTCTTGATTACAATAAGCCATTACTTTATCAGCAAGAACTTTATTGCGAGCAAGAGTTACAGAAGGGTCATTATTAAATACTTGATAATTAGAGAACATATTGATAAATTCTCCCATATATCGTTCTTTAATAGGAGTAAGAAAATCTACATCACGTATCTCACCATACATGACAGCTTTCTCACCAACATTATCAATATAATTCCGAAGAACATATTCATAAGTCTTAGGGTCTACTAAACCATTAGCAGCATCAAGAAATTTCTGCGTAACAGTTTTATCATTCTGACCAATAGCAAGATTAATCCAATAATTACAATTAGGAATGTACCAAGCTTTCGTTTGTTTTGTAGCAGTACTTGCACGCTGGTCAGGCATAACAAGTGGAGTTGCTCTTAAATCACGTTCACTCATTTTAGGAATCTATTAACTTTACGACCAGTGTTATTAGTTTTACTTTTCGAGTTAGCTTCTCGTTCAAGTAAAAGAGAATCTTTACGAAATTCAAACATTGCAACGATAGCCGAACTTAATCGGTCTGCATTACGTCCAAATATAAATCTATCCAACTCTAATAAGAAACTTATATCATAAATTTGATTAAATCTATATATTGGTGTATCGTCGGACGTTTTTCCGACAATTTCGTATAAGAAATCCCGCACCATGCGCATACCCTCTAATTTAATATCGCCATCACCAATGACAATACCATAACCAGTAATACGAGGGCCATCAACACTACGATTGATATAACTACTTGGGTCTTTTAGCAATTTATCTCTATAACCCCATTTCTTGAAATTAGTAACAAGTTCACCAGTACCAGCCTCATAAAGAACTTTACAATTCCAACGTAAACAAGCATAAAGAACAAGTTTATCGACAGCTTCCATAGTATCAAGACGACCACAATAAGAAGCAACAAGTCGTTTACCCATGTAAGGAGTTTTACTGTTAGTACGCATCCACACTTGAAAACTTGCAAGTGAATTTTTTGTACTAACTTCTTCTTTATTTTTATCTACACGATATGGGTCATAAGAAATAAAATAAAGACTACCATCATTTGGAATAGGAGAATAAAACTCTCTTATACAACCATGAACATCAGTTTTTGAATTATGAGGTACATCAGTTATATATTCATGGAATCTATCGGAATCAAATATAGCTCGTTCAATACATTCCTGTTTAGTAACAAATCTAACACGTCCATCATCAAGTATATACCAACCATCTTCATAAAAATGATTAGACTTATCATATTTAATAGCGTTAATATGATTAGTAAGTTCCGGACTGTGAAAAATGTTCTCTTGTGTGTTCGTAAATGCCTCATTAGGACTGTTAGCACGTTGACCTACATAAATATTATATTCACCAGCATCTTTCTCTTTTTCTGCACCACGTTTCTTATCATAATCATCCTTCCAAGAAGCAAACAGTAAAGAATTACCATCTTCTATAAAAGGTTCATAATCCCATATCTGCGGAAAAAAGAAACCACAAACAGCATGTCTACTATTAGCATCCCAGATATTTTCCATAGGAAGCATATCATTCTTTCCGGGATTATAAAAACAATTACTAAAAGCTTCCCAGTTAGCACCTTTTGTACCACCCGTACCATATACACGAATAGTACCAATTCGCATTGCACCTGATTCACTATTAGACATCATAACGTCTAATGCTTTTTGAAGATTAGGACAATTATGTGCAACTGTGAAATCTTCTAAAAGAACTAAATTATCACCATCTACTTCAAATCCGTAATATTTACCTCGACCAACAGGTTTAATATCAAATCGAGTTTCTAAAGGATTCTTTTGTAATTGATTATAATCTTCAGCTTTCTTGCGAACAATTTTGGTAGGAATTAAATGACATCCGGAAAGAATTAAAATTCTATAATATGTTTGACCTTTAACAATTCTTTCCGTAACTGTTGTTTTAAGACCTAAACTGCGAGATATATAAACAATATCATAAACAATTGCAGGGTCTTTTTGAGCTATTTCAAAATTATGTTTTTTAGAATCATAAGAACCATCAGTGTCAATAATACCAGCTAAAAATTCTAATCTACTTTGTTTATCAGTATAAATGTACTCTTTTGGAATATATTTATTATGAAGAACTCCCATATTAAAAAGTTCTTGTCTAAACCAATTATCCGAAGCATCTTCACATTTTACTAATGTAATTCTTTTAGCATTAGAATTAGTATCTGCAATCGAATAATCAAGATTATTATTTTTTGAATATTT